GAAAGCAGCTCCAAAACCTAAAAAATCAAAAAAAGAATATATACCTAAAGAAGAAACAATTAAATTCTTTTTACAAAGAAATGAAATTGGAATGAGAGAGTTCAATGATCTTAAGAAATTTAACCCAGTTGAATTAAATAAGAATCTATTGGAATTAGAAAACACAATGCAGGTATATTAATATGATTAGCTATTATGACTTTAATGATGTAGTAACAGTAATTGACGCTACATTATTCAAATATAACTATATTGACAACAAGATTCTTACATTAGTAAAGAATCAGTTAGACTATAGGGTAGTTAATGATGGCTCTCTTCTTGTAAGCAAAGAACAATTATCTCTATTCTTAAAAGCAAACTTTCAATCTGAAATTAATAGAATTAACGCAACGGGATTCGAACAATTCCATAAAGAGGCAACTACCGTTTATTTTTTGCATAAGATCGTATCTGATTTTACAAACTTAGAGTATATTAAATTAACTATTAACACAAATAAATCTTATAGCAGATTATCAAATATAGACGGTGTTAAAACACTCAGATTTAATTTTAAAGTACTGGCTGGAACATTTAAGCTCTATGATATATTTAAAGACGAAAAAGATTTACAAGAAATAAACTCCACTTTGATTTCTCTCGGTCTTATGAAAAAGAATGTTCCTTATGCAAGGCACCATGCTTCCCATATATTTAATGCCTTAGATTCCTTTGTAAGATCTAGGGAAGGTTCAGATGGAAATGAATTTGATACCGTATTGGATTTGATGGACTGTATAGAGGCTAAGATCCAGGACGATAATCCTAAGATAATGTTAATCACTGATTACTAGCTTTCTTTAACGAATATATAGACAAAAGAACTAGATATTAAATGGTAACAGGATATACTGCAAACGCAAACGGAGATCAACTCATAGCATCACTACAGGATCCATTTCAGAACGTAATAAAGATTACAGACTGGGAAATTATAGCAGGTTTAACAACACCGCAAACTACAGGCGTAGTTATATTGAATGCAGGATCTACGACAGTAATAGGGATGGGAACAGATTTTACATTTCTATCTAATGGAGATGAAATAGTATTAGGAAACAAGATATTTCAAGTCAATAGTGTAACAGATGCATATACTTTAGAATTAACAACTCCTCCTCAATTTTCAACACAGCCTTCCGGAATAGAATACTTCCTAGCTCCTAATGAATTTAATAAATTTGATTATGAGTTTAGATGGTCACAGACGGGTAGTTCTTTTTCAGAATTTTCAGAATTAAATAAAACTGCAAACATTGGAGATTTATTTAGTTTAGATTTTAATGGAACACTCCCTCTTTATATCGACTTAAAGGCCGAAATAACTGCATTGTCAGGAGGAAATTCATTATCTCTTATTTCAATTACATATACAACTGAAACAGAGGAAGGTACTATCGAAGCATGTCCTAATTTTTGCGTTGAATGTTTGGATCCTTTTACAATGGACGGATGCGCTAACATTATAGTAGAAGAATGTAATGATAATTTATTTAATCCATATAATTTAAGTAAATCTACTAAATTCATAAAACAAATTACAGGATTAGTGAGCAATATCTTTGGTCATGAAGTAAATTATTTTAGAACTGAACCAGATATGAGAACAGAAGATGTTACTCTTATGGAATATAGTTTACATAATGTAGTAGATAATAAAAACATAAAGATATTAGTCCCAGGAAATGAATTTCCTGAAGAAAGTATAACTTTCGATATATTCGGAATGGATTTCGCAGACTTTGAAATTCATATTACCCAAGAAGAATTTGATAGAGCATTTGGAGAAAGAGATTCAGCCGGAAATTTAATAAAAAGCAGATATCCAAGATCTAAAGATTACATGTATATTCCTATTATTAATAGGATGTACGAAGTTCACACGATTGCTTTAGCTGATGAATTTAATAAGAATAATTCATATTGGAGAGTAATGCTTACTAAATATCAAGAAAGAACTTCAGTTAATAAAAATCAATTTGATTCAGCAACTGATGTATTAACAACGGGTATAGAAGAAGTATTTGGAGAAAGACAAAGGGAAGAACAAGAGAAAGATACTAATCCACAGCAATTTCAAACAGTTACTTCTACATTTAAAGATGGAATTAGAAAGTTCTATAACACTTCTTTAAAAATAGTAGATTTTGAAATAAAAAATAGGTGGACTATTGTAAGTAAAAATCACTATGACTTAACAGGAGTAGCTGATAATGAATTATGTGTTGAATATGAGGCTTCTTCTCAATTGGGAGTAGGAGAAAACATGGCCATTTCAGGATGGTTTAATCCACAATTTGAAAGTGGCTCTGGAGATCATTTTATAATAGGAGATCCAACCGCCCTTACTGGATTTAAAACTTATTTAAACGATAATGAGTTTAAAGTAATGGCAAATGGAAATACAATTACATTTAATCACAACTTAAATTTAGAAAAAAGATGGTATGCCTTTGTATTAAATATAAGTAATGAATTTTCTTCCACAAGTTTAAGCATTTATAATTTAAATGAAGTTGGATTGCCACAAAGTGCAAGTTCACAACTAACAGAATTGTTTAGTGGGGTACAGTCTTCTGGTTTAATTTGGAATTCTGATTCTAATTTTCAAATTAGAGGAAATGGAATGTTTATGACTAACATTAGAGTATTCGATCAGATGATAGAAGAAGAGCAAAGATCTAATATATTAAACCAATATATCGTCAGAGACAATCAAAGAGCCAGGTTAATTGATAATGCAATACCTAGTATTGGATTTCAGAAATTTAGACACACTAGGTAATTAGGATATATAATCCTATAAAACAATAACTTATGTCAGAAGAAAAGAAGTCAATAAAAGACCAAGCAGAAGATATTAGAAAAGAGCTTGATGAACTTATTGGTGAAAGTGTAGATATAACAGAGGCCACGGATACTGATCCAACGTTTCTTCCACTTCAACCAAAGGAAGTTCTTCCATCATTTGGAGAACTTAAAACAAGATCTACTAAAACAGCTAAGAAAACTATAACAGCCCTTATGAAATTTTATCTTGCAGAAGATATAATTGAAAAGGATGAATATATCGCTGCTAAGAAAAAGATGGATGAGATGACAATGTCTTCTTTAGTTTATCAATTACAAGCAGGTGAAAGAGCTCTTACAACATTATTAGAAACTATCGAAGATGGCGAATTAGCTCCAAGAATGTTTGAAGTTCTTGCAACTTTACAGAAATCAATGCTAGATATTATTAAATCCCAAACAATGTATTTAATGGCAACTGAAGAAAGTGCTAAACGAATTTCTAGAGATATAGAAATTTACAAGAAAAGAGATGATGTTAGGGAAATAGAAGAATCAGGAGGTTCCACTGGTGATTCTGCGGTTCAAAGAGGAACTAAAGATCTTATGAGAATGATTCGTTCTGGAATCGATTCAGAAACTCAAGATATCGAAGATGTAGAACCTAACGAAGAATAACAATGAGCGATTACGTAGGAGATAATATGTGGATTCCGAAAGGAGACAAAAGCGATCCTGGTCAAAAGCTGGTATGGTCGACTAAGAATGTTGATGATCTTTTAGTAGCACTAGATAAAGGATATCGCCCACAAGTTTCTATGCCCTTTTATGAGGGTAAGCAGTTTTTACGTAAGGGTAATATTGTATTTGAATATACTGAAGAGGAAATTGCAGAGCTGGCTAAATGCGCAAATGATATTGTTTATTTTGCAGAAAAGTATGCAGTAGTAATGACAGATGAAGGTATTCAACAGGTGAAACTTAGAGAATATCAAAAAGAATTATTACATAACTTTCAAAACGAAAGATTTAATATTGTATTAGCGGCCAGACAAATGGGTAAAACTGTAACAGCTTCTATTTTTAATGCATGGTATGTTACATTTAACTATGATAAAACTACTCTTCTTTTAGCTAATAAATCAGATTCAACAAAAGAAATTATAGATAAAGCAAAGGTAGTTATTGAAAACCTTCCTTTCTTTATGAAACCAGGTATTATTAAGTATGACGTTATGAATGTACGTTCAGATAATGGATGTAGATTAGTAGGTCAATCAACTACCGCAAAATCAGGTATTGGTTTTACTATTCATAACTTATATCTCGATGAGTTCGCACACATTCATCCAACTATAGTTGATTCATTCTATGAAAATGTATATCCTACATTATCAGCTTCTAAGGTATCTAGAATTAATATTACTTCAACACCGAATGGATTTAATAAATTCTATGAAATTTATGCAGGTGCTGAAAAAGGAGAAAATGAATATACACCAACGAGAGTTGATTGGTGGCAGCATCCAGATAGAGATGATGCATGGTATGAAAGAGAACTTGGAAACTTAGGTTCTGAAGAAGCCTTTAATAGACAATATGGAAATGAATTCGTAAGTTCTTCTAATCTATTATTAAGCCCAATGGTTATGAAAACCATGAGAAAGAATTCACATGAATTTATATGGCATGATTTAGAAGATTTTGAAAATATACAAATAGATACAAAGGGAGTTCTAGGATTTCATAAAGACTTCGATCCTGAAGGAGCAAAAGAATCTAATAGATTTTATTTGTTTTCAGTAGACATCGCAGAAGGCAACGGAGGTGATTACTCCGTAATTAATGTTTTCGAAGTAGAACCAATGGAAGATAAGGACATTATTGATGCAGTGACACCCGGTGCAATGTATGACTTTTTTAGATTGAATCAAGTGGCAGTCTTTAGATCTAATGAACACGTTATAGAAGATTTTGCAAAGGTTCTATATACATTGGCTGTCGAGATATTTAATCCTGAAAATGTTAAGATGATTATAGAATTCAATACATACGGTTCTATCTTATTAAAATATTTACAAACAGTTTATCCTTCAAGAAATGAATTTGAAGACGAAATGGTATTAAGGTTTAAACATAGACATGATTCAAGAGCCCTAAAACCAGGTATAAAATTAAAGGCAGATAACAAATCAGTGTTCTGTCAAAATTTTAAAAAGTTAATTGAAAATAATAGAATAAAAATAAATGACACGGAAACTGTAAATGAAGCAAGTCTTTTCGGTAGTCTTAAGAATGGAAGCTACGGTGCTCAAATGGGAAATGATGATATCATTATGACCGGAATCACTGCCACTGAGTTTTTTAACACCACAGATTACGCAGATTATATTGAAGAATTGCTAGATTTTATAGATCCTGAAAAGTATAAATTAATGGAAACTACACTATATCAGCAGAATGATTCAGCTGGAGATATGCAGTATGACATTTATGATCTTATATAGACTAAACTCCAAATTTACACGGATATATAGATTAAATAAAAAAACAAAATTAAATAACTATGGCACTAAGTCCTCAATTATTACAATTCAAGAGTTCAGGCGTTTACAGATTAGAATTTGACAAATCTCAAACTGCTAATATTGACGTTTCTACTCTTAGGCTGGTTGTTGGTCACTCAAGAAAAGGACCTTATAATACACCAGTATTAATCGAAAACATCGAAGCATTCATTCAGGTATATGGAAATATCGATAAGGCGTTAGAGAAAAAAGGAATGTTCTTTCATAGATCAGCTCAGGCTGCTCTTTCAAGAGGACCTATCCTAGCTCTTAACCTTGCCGGTTTCAAAGACGATGAAGATTTTGCTTCGTCTATACAAATTTCTACAAACGGAAGTTATGATGTAACTGTCGCTGGAGAAGAATTAACACCGTTAATTCCTGCAGTTCCTGCAATTCCTGCAGTTCCTGCAGTTACTGCAACTCAGCAACAAGTTGATGAAGAAGCTGCTACACCAGGTACATGGACTGATGTTGATGGAAACCCAGTTACTTCAACTGCTCAAATTATGGTAGCTGAAATTCCAGAAGTACCAGAAGTACCAGAAGTACCTGCTACATACGGACCAGATGTATTCCCTGATTTAGCACACCAAGCTAGTGATTCACATCCTTATTCAAGTTTCTTTGACACTGATAAGTTTATGATTCCTTCAGATGAGAAAGTATTAAATACATTAGGAGAAGATCCTAATCAAATTTTAAATTTCGTTAACATTAAACAAACTCCGATCACGGTTTTTACAAGAAAAGCTCAATCAACTCCAGGATTTAATATCACTGCAAGAGAATGGTACGGAGAGGGTAATGTTCCAGAATATTTAAATGATAAAGATTTATTATCAGATTACATGATCGATGTATTCGTATTTAAAGGTAAATTTAATCCAGCAGACATGGATGTTGATCCAGTTTATGGAGAATATTTTACAGATAAAGGTTTAAGAAAAGGTTACTTAGATACATTTGCAAACTTAAGACAAGTTGAAATGATAGGATCTTATACAGGTTCAATGCTTCCAGGTTTTAAAGACTTAGAAGGAAGAAACATGTATGTTGAAACAATGATTAACGCCGAAGCAAGAAGAACAGGTTTATTCTGTGCAATTGCCGAAGATAAAGTACAAAATATATCATCAGATGATTGGAGTGGAACTCCAGATGGAGAAACTCCTATTGATTTAGTTGGTCACTCTTTTGACGAAAATACTAACGATCAATTAGTTCTATCTTATGATGTTCAACAAAGAACAATTACCGTAAGTATGCCTGCAGAAATTACCTATAGCGCAAACGGTACTGAAGCTATATTCACGGTTGATTCATCAATCGCAGCAGGTCATACATTCTCTTTTGAGAAAGGACACTACTTCAGAAACGCTGCAAACGATAGACTAGCTCTTATTTCACAAGTTTCATATAAAATGAATGGAGATGGAGACAAAGTATATACTGTTAAATTAACAGAAGCTGCCCCAGCTACTTTTAATGGAGAATATGTTTTATCTTTAGAAGAAGCAGCAGATGAATATGTTCCATTTGTATTAAACGGAGCTGTAATCACGGATGAAAAGATTTCTTCATGTTTAGCCGCTATCGCATTAGGAACAGGTTTAGCAACTGGTTTAGTAGATAAAGATGCAATCGACTTTAGATATATTGTCGATACATTTGGTTCTTTTGATGGTCAATTAAGAAATAAAATCGAATTATCTCAATTAGCTAAAGAAAGACAAAATGCTGCAGCTATATTAAATGCACCAATGATTAAAGACTTTAAAGGTTCAACTGATCCTGCATTTATTAATGAGTTTAATGGTTCATTCCAAACATCATACATTCCAGAAGGAGGTAACTTAGCTTTAAATCCAACATCACTATATACATTACCAAGTATCGCAGATGGTGCAAATTATGCATTCTACTACGGACCTGGTCTTATTGTAAGAGAAAATGGAAAAGACACAATGGTTCCACCAGCTGCGTATGTATCTAATAACTATATTGATAAATACACAGATGCTTTACCATGGTCAATCGTTGCTGGTCCAAGAAGAGGAGTTGTTGCTGGAACTAACGTTGCAGGAGCAGAATATTCTTTTGACAAAGCAGATAGAGACATTCTAGAGCCATTCGGATATAACCCGATTGTATTCCAAAGAGGAGTTGGTTTAACTATCTTAGGAAATAAAACTGCACAGCAGTCTATTAAATCATCACTATCTTCAGCTCACGTTAGAGAAGTGTTAATTTACATTCAAGATGCAATGGCAGATATACTTAAAGATTACGTATTCGAATTTAACAATGCACAAACTAGATTAGAAATCAAAACTTTAGCAGATTCATTAATGGAATCAGTTAGACAAGATGGTGGTGTATACGATTTCAAAAACGTAATGGATCAATCAAATAACACAGGTGAGGTAATTGACAACAACATCGGTATCATAGATACATTTGTTGAGCCAGTTAAAGGTTTAGAAATAGTTGTACACAGAACAACAATTTTAAATACTGGTGAAATTTCAACCGGAAACTTTAGTTAAGAAGATATATAATAAAAAATAAAACAATAAAGACTTATGGCTTTACCACACTATTCACAAGATCAAACTAGTAAGGCGGGTAGACAATTCGAACCAGTACAAGGAAACTTATTTGAGGTAACTATTTTACCTCCAGCTGGCGTTTCTGATGCTCCACTATTACTACAACACGTTAACACTATTGGCGGGTTGGAATTATACAAAGATGCAGGTACCGTCGAACAGAAATACAAGTTCTCAAAAAGATCTTATGCTGGTATGCCAGATGATACTTCACTTACAGTGTCTATCAATTTCTCTTTGAACTTAAACGACGCTAACCAAGCTTATTTATATAAAACAATGAGACAATGGTATAACTTAGCTTACAATCCACAAACTGGAGAAATGGGCTTAAAGAAAGACTATACTGGAACAATAGTAATCGTTCAATTTAACAGAGCTGGAGATATTTTCAGAACTGTAACATTAGAAGATTGCTGGATTTCTTCTGGACTTCCATTCACTAACGACTTAAGTTATGAATCTCCAGAAGCTGCTGCGATGGATGTATCATGGAGATGTGATACCTTCAAAGAAGTATTAGCTTAATTTATTAGAAGTAGGACGGCTTTAATTAGTTCGTCCTATTTTTATGAAACTAAAATATAATATAATGATATAATAATATGTCCAGTAAACTAACGAAGAAATTACAGGTATTACTCTCTGAAGAAGAAGTGTTTATCATAAACAGGATTATACTAAACGAGGCGATTGAAAATGGAGAGAGACCGGTTTCAGTTTCGGCGTTTATCAGAGACTTAATAAGACAAGAAATAGATAAAAAAAGCGATCTTCAAAAGAGTTGGGATCGAAATAGAATTAAACAACTCAAATCTAAATAATAAAACATGAGCAAAGACAAAAACAAAAAAGAAGAAGAAATCAATTTAGACGATCAATACAAAGCTATTGTTGAAGCTAATGAGAACGAATCTTCAGTAGAATCAGAAGAGCCTAAGAATTTAGGTAAAGTTGATATGTCTAGATTTCAACCAGCTGAAGCAAAGGAGGCTGATTTTCATTTAGGATATCATTCAGTTAAAATAGATTCACTACCGTCAGGTGGAATGTTCTATACTCCAGATACTGAAATTTCTATTAGATCTGCAAAGGTTGCAGAGATTAGGCATTTCTCTACCATGGACGAAACCAACATTCTAGATGTAGATGAAAAATTAAATGCTATAGTGGAGTCATGTCTTAGAATAACTTCTAAGAAAAAAAGACTTTCATATAAGGATATTTTAGAAGAAGATAGATTTTGGTTAATTTTAGCAATCAGAGATTTAACTTTCCCTGAGCCTGAAAATGCATTAACTGTTAAGTATCAAGATAAGAGAGGTGTTTCTCACGATGCATCAATTGATAAGAAATATTTTCAATACTTTTCTATTCCAGAAGAATTAGATAAATATTACGATCAAGATAAAAGAACCTTTATTATTGAGACAAAATCATTTGGTAACATTGAAATGAGACCTCCTACAATTGGTCTAATGCAAAAGGTTACTAAGTATATTAAAGAAAAGCAAGAAAAAGGATTACAGGCTGATCAGTCTTTAATTCAATTAATTCCATATCTATATACAGATTGGAGAGGCTTTGATGATAAATCAATCTTTAATTTTGAAGTAGAATTAAACGGATGGAACAATAGAAAATATGCTTTAGTATATAAACTCGCTGAAAAAATGAAAGTCGGAATTCAACCTGAGATGTTGGTAACGCATGAGGATGACGAGGTCCTCGTTCCGATTGGGTTTCGTGACGGAATCAAATCTATTTTCCTTGTTCAGGATATCGCTGGAGAACTTCTTTAAAACTAAGTTCTACCTTTATAAGCATCTTTCAATACAACCCTCTGAACTTGAAAACATGGAATATTATGAATTCCATTATATTGTCAAGGAGTTAATTGAAATGATTAAAGCTGAAAACGAAGCGAACAAAGGGCAAAATGATCAAACTAACGAGATGATGGGAAGTATGAAAATGCCTTCTTTCAAAATGCCAAGTTTCAACATGCCTAAAATGTAATAGAAAAAGGAGGTCCTAGATTGGACCTCCTTTTATTTAGATATATACTAAAAGAAAATAACATATATTGCGATGAAAAAAGTAAAATCATATAATAATTTCGTAAACGAATCTTTAATTACTGAAATTATAGATCCTATCACCTTAACATTTGCTATAGCAGGAATAGGTATAGCGTTTGGACCTGAAATCATGAAAGCATATAGATCGAGAAAAATATCTAATGCAGATCTTAAAGATCTTACGAAGATGTTATCTAAGGCTAAAGCTAAGGCAAAGAAATATGAAAGACAAGGTCTAGATCATGATTCTGCAGAAGCACAGTCTGAAGTAGATCATATTGAAGCAAGAATAGATGATCTTCGAGGTGAAATGAGTAACCATGATGAAATTATTAAAGATTTTGAAAAGGATAAAAAGACACATAAGGAACTAGAACAGGAACTTAAGGGTGTTGATCCTGAAGTTTTAAGAAAGGCATTAAGAAATGCAAAGAAAGAAGCTTCTAAATTAAAATAAAAGCCCGCAATACCTAAATGGCAAACACCAACTCCGAAAAGGCGTTAATGGGATTCGCAATGAGTTCCAACTCGCTTCTGCAGAAAATAGAGGCTATAGAGAATCAAACCAGAGATACTTTATTTAGAATAGAGAGTATCATGGTTACGAGTTTCTCTGTTACACAGGGTATTGCCGCAAGTCTTACTGAAAACAACAAAATACTTAAAGAAATAAAGGAAATCATTTCCAGAAAAAGCGAGGCTGAAAAGGCTCAATTTGGAGGTGGTGGAGGAATAAGTAAACTTCTAGGACTAGGAGGGTTTATCGCACTTACAGGAATAGGAATGTTCGGTCTAGCGATGGCATTTCAAGAAGCAGGTAAGGTAAGTCCTACGGCTATAGTTTCGGGTATTGCTTTATTCGCAGCAATGTTCCCTATTGCAAAAATCCTAGGAGCTATAATGGCAGATCCTAGTAGCGGTGGAGTTTTTGGTCAAATCAAGGTAATGAAAAAACTAGTTTTAACAATGGGTATGTCTATGTTAATGTTAGTTGCTATGTCATTGGCATTAAACTCAATGGCACCCGTAAGTGGTGATAAATTAGTGGCCGCTCTGGCAATCGGTGCAGTTATCTATATAATGGGTCAAACTTTCGTTCAATTAATTAAGGCATGGGAATTTTCAGGTATTATGAATTTTATGCTTAATAAGAATAACACCGATGATATTATGAGGGCCATGTTCCTTATGACTATTCAAATGGTTGTTTTAGCAGCTGCAATGAATTTAATGCCATCTGTTAAAATGGATGATGCATTTAATTTTGTAATAATATCAGCAGCAATGATACCTCTTGCAGTTGCCCTGGTTGCAATGAGATTTGCACTTCCAGCCATTGAAAAGATAAAGGTAGGCACTATTGCTAAAGCAGGTTTAGCGGTTGCAATGCTAGGATTAGCTCTAGTTCCTGTTGCGATGGCAGCAAGATTAGTAGGTAAGGTAGGAATATCTGAAGCAGAAATACAAAGATTAGTAAGTATTACAATGGCACTTGCACCTTTAATAGCTGTAATAGGAGTTATTACTGCAATTATTAATTTTGCAAAAGAAGGTAAGGTTGGAAAAAATCAAGCAGGTCAGAATAATTCTCTACTTAAGATGGATAATTCTAGAAAGAGAAATCAGAAAATGAATTTAAAAGGAATTGCAATATTTGGTCTACAAGCCGTTGTTATTCTCGCAGTATTAGCCCTTACTGCAGTTGCCTTCAAATTTGGAGCGCCAATGATAGCAGCGGGTGCACAAGCCGCTAGGCAAATTGACATGATAGGTGTAATGAAATTAATGTTTACATTAGGAGGATTATTATTAATAGGAGGTCTTGTAATAGGGATGACAATTAAAATGATGAAGGGTAAGCAAAAATCACAAAAAACTGGACTTATACCAGGAATGGGATCTAGTTCAGAAAAACCAGGAGCATTATCAAAGCAAGATTTAATAGCATCCATGGTAATATTACCAATTATAGTATTATCAATGGCAGCAGCAGTTATGGCATTTAAATTAATGCCATCTATTCCTAAAATAGAAGATGGATTCTTATCGTTTGTATTTATTACAGGTATTGCAATATTTATATACGGATTTGCAATGGCAAAGGTGTTTAGCGCATTAGCAGGTAAGTCTAAAGGTCCAGGTGCAGGAATGTTTGGTTTTGGAGGTTCATCTAAAAGAGGAAAATTAGGTATTAAAGATATATTACTAGCGGCACTTATGGTTCCTATAGTAGCATTAGCTATTGTCGGAGCAGCTTATGTATTTCAAATGATGCCAGCTACTTCTGCGGAGATGGCACCTGATTTGATGTGGGCTTTAAAATCATCAATCGCATTAATGATATTTGGTGGAGCGATGATAATAATTGGAAAGCTTGCTAAGAATATGGATTTTAAAGCAGCAGCTAAAGCAATGTTAGTAGTTGCTCTTGCAGCACTAACTATATTATTGGTTGCATTTGCATTTAGTCTCGCTGGAGACATATCTTACGGAGAAGCGCCACCACTTCCATGGTCAGTTGGTGTAGGAATAGCTCTATTTATATTAGGTGGTGTAATTTTAGCCCTTGGTGCAATTGCGACAGTAGTAACTCCTGTAGGGATATTATTAGGTGCTCTTACCGTATTAGTAGGTGCAGCTGTATTGTATGCTGTTGCATGGATATTTACACAAATTGGTAAAATTGACGGTCTTAAAGAAGCTGCTCAAACAATAACCGATGTTTTATTTATGCCATTTAATGCAATGGTAGATTTATTTAAAAGATTTAAAGATGAGATAGGAATAGAAAACATGGGAGCACTTGCAGCTGGTATAGGTCAAATAGCACTTGCATGGATAGGTCTTTCTATGGCACTTGCTGGTTCTGCAGCATCTGGATTATTTTCTAAGCTAGCAGGAGTTGGAGGTGCAATATTTGATGGTATAACATCCTTTCTAGGAGGAGAGGTGGAAATGACTCCGTCACAATTATTAAAATATTTAGTTAGAAACTCTGAAAAACTAGTAGTTACTGGAAATGCAATACAAATGGTATCAAAGGCATACACTAATGTAGCGGGTATGAGTGAGGCATTTATTGCTGGAATAGCTCCATTTGGAGACTTCGTAAACAGGTTGGGAAGTTATACAGGTACTCTTGCTAACGAAAATATGAAAGGTCTTTCTAAAGCCTATGGACAATATGCTAAAGCTAACAATTCCTTAGACGTAACTAAAGTTGAAGCAACTACAAAGATGTTTAACGCACTTGCAGATCTTGCTAAAAATAATGGTGAAAATGCAATGAAAGTTCTTGCTGATCAATTATTAAACGCAGTAGCACAATTATCGGATGCTGTTGCAGATCTAGATAGAGCAGTTGCTAAGCAAGGTAAATCTACTGGCGGATTTGGAGATGCAGTTTCTGGAGCTATTGATAAATTTAAAGAAGTAGTTACTGGAAATACTAAAAAGGTAGAAGCAATGACTCCAAAGGCCGGAAACAACGCAGATATCATAGAAGCGATTCAAGATTTAGAAGATACATTAGTGGCTTCAGGAATCAAGATCAAATCTGGTGCATATTAATTGAAACAACCCCCTTTTATTTAGTATAATTAATAGTTCTTTGACAACTATACTTAAAAATAAACACAAGTATATGGAAACAACTATTATTACATTCGGTCTGGGTGTGGTGCTAACTCTAATTATTTTAGGAGTAGTGTCATTGTTCAGGTCAACTAAAAAAATCGGTGAATTAGATTCGTCGATCAATCACATCGAAAGCGATATTCAAAATAGAATAGATTCAGTCGAACACTATTTAGATAATAGCATAGATGATCTAGATAGAAGATTAGATTCTAGAGTAGACAGAGCTATTTCTCAATTTGAGAAAGAAATAGAAGAAATGGATTTAAGATTAGATAAAATTATTGATAGTTTTAATCTTCAAAAATCCAAAGAAAAGGAAAACATTCCTAATTAATTTAAATAAATAAACATTAACCCATAGTTGTTGAAGAATAGGAGAAGTGGCAGAGTGGTCGAATGCACTGGTCTTGAAAACCAGCGAACTTCACGGTTCCAGGGGTTCGAATCCCTTCTTCTCCGCAATTGGTCTGGTAGTTCAGTTGGTTAGAATACATGCCTGTCACGCATGGGGTCGCGAGTTCGAGTCTCGTCCAGACCGCCACTTAGAGAAGCACATGAAACATTGTGCTTTTTGGGGGTATAACTAATATAGAAAACAATTTAAAATGAGAAAAGTACACAGAGGTAGTCGAGGAATGGTTGCTGGAGTATGTGATGGTTTAGGATATTATTTTGGAATTGATCCATTAATATTTAGACTTTTATTCACATTAGCATTCTTTACACCTACAATTCCAGCAATATTAATATACATTATATTTTGGATAGTAATACCAGCAAATAAAAAAACAAAAACAAATGACAAGAGCGCAAATAGTTCAAAAGCTACTAGACGAAAATAAGATAACAACAGCAGAAGCTGTAGTTCTTCTTACACCAGAGGATTCATACACTCGTCCTACAACTTATTTACCTTACCAACCACAACGAGGAACAGATCCTTATTGGTTTACAACATCGACACATGATAACGCCTAACTACACCTTTAACGCAAAATTAATTAGAGTAGTAGACGGAGATACTGTATGGGCACATGTAGATTTAGGATTTGATATTTGGAAAAAGGTAAACGTTAGACTACATGGAATCGATACTCCTGAAACTAGGACTAGAGATCTAGTAGAAAAAAGAGCAGGTCTTAAATCTAAAGAAAGACTAGTGCAATTACTAGAACAAGGAAACAATGAATTCGTATTGGTTTCTAAAGAAGTGGATAAATATGGAAGAGCGCTAGGAGAACTATATAATGGTTATCATGAAGTTCATGTCCATGAAGGTGAAACTAGACCTATATCAATTAGTATAAATCAAGTATTATTAAACGAAGGTTTAGCAAAACCTTATAATGGAGGAAAAAGATAAAATATGAAATCAAGAAAATTTAGCATTTCAGGATTATTAGAATTAAGACCTGGAAAATTTGAAGATGAAAGAGGAGAGTTTATAGAAACATTCAAATCTTCAAAACTTAAAGAACTTGGAATTACAGAAGAATTTCTACAAGATAATCAATCTGTTTCTAAGAAAGGAGTATTTAGAGGAATACATTTACAAACCGGAGATAGTGCTCAAGGAAAATTAGTAAGAGTTTCTAAAGGAGCTGTTGTAGATTTCGCAGTAGATCTTAGACCTGGTTCCCCATCCTATGGAGAATGGACTTATGTATTATTAAGTGCGCGCATAGGAAATCAATTTTGGATTCCGGCCGGATTTGGCCATGCGTTTCTTGCCCTTGAGGATGATACAATCTTTTCATATAAATGTACTAAAGAATATGATAAGAGTGCAGAGGAGTGTCTCCTATGGACCGACAAGGATATAGCTCTGACTATAGATAAGAGTATACTTACACAATTCAATATATCAGACATCTTAGTCTCCGAAAAGGATAAAGAAGGTATTACGCTAAAGGAATATACTAAAAAATATGGCGTACTGGTTTAAAAGAAAATACAGACAAATTAAAAGAGTCTTAGATTACTTGCCAATTATTTGGAAAGGTTATGATTTTGATTATAGATACGCAATTGATTTATTTAAACATCAATTAATACGTACTTCTAATTTTATGGAATCAGATAGAGCGTATGCCATCGATTCCGATATGAGAGCTAAGAGAATTAAAACCGCTATCGAACTTCTTGATAAAGTTTACGATGAAGAATATGGAATGGAATACCAAGATCAGATGAAAAAGATTTATGGCGATAACGTATTAGATTGGAACTTTGAAGATACTGGAAGGGGAGATGGAACTTCATATATTAATTATGAATACGAGAAGTGGGAAAACAAAGATAAAGTTAAAGAAACCTTTGATAAACTATTTAAACAGTCTAAAGAAAAGCAAATTAGAGCAGAAAAATTAGTATGGAAATTTATATCCCATAACATCCGAGGATGGTGGGATTAAAATAATTTGAAAATAATTGCCTAAATATTTTTTTATCTCAGATATTTTGCTTATATTAGTATAGTAATAATCAATAAAGCAAAAGATATGTCACTTAATTTAAACTTAGAAAAAGCTTGGGTAACCTTCTTAAATGATGGTTGGGAAAGCGTTTGGCATCCAGTAACAGACGTTCTTGGAAACCATTTAGACTGGTCAGACGAAATCATGGACCATTGTAGAAAACAATTTAATGACTCTGACAATTGGGTTAGTTTTGGAATCGCTCCTACTTCTCAAATGTTAATTAAAAACTCAGTAAGAGATAATCTTTAAAAATATAAAAATGAAAACAGTAATTTTCGATTTAGATGGAACTCTCGCTCTTATCGACGATAGGAGAGCTATTTCCACAAAAGATAATGGTAAAATGGATTGGGACACTTTCTTCGATCCAGCAAACATTCAATTAGATAAACCGAATTGGCCAGTTATTCACATGGCACGACTTCTTAAAAAAGATGGACATCGTGTTGTAATTTTTAGTGGAAGATCTAAAGCTACTAAAGACGCAACGAAAGATTGGTTAAACGATCTTGATATTCCATTTGATGTTTTAAAGATGCGACCAACTGCTGGAGGTTTTAAGTTTATGAAAGATGATGTATTAAAGAAAAAGTGGCTTGATGATTTATTTCCAAACACTGACGATATTACATGTGTCTTTGACGATAGAGATAAAGTAGTTCAAATGTGGAGAGATAATGGTATCACTTGCTTTCAAGTAGCTGACGGTAATTTTTAAAATAAAAGATATGAAATTCAAAGATTTAACATTTAACAAACAAACGCACGGTGGCGTAGGAGCTACCGCAAAATTCAAAGAAGTTACAGTGAGTATTCAGGCTGGTAAGTTTGTTTACAGTAATCCTCGAGAGGATGGCTTAGACTCTACACAATACTCTTCTTTTGAAGTAGCTATATTTAAAAATTCTGAGGATGGCGGTTTTGTCACCAATCAGTTTTTAGATACTGAAGACGAAGTTGCTGGATGGACTTCTAAGAAAGATATTGAAAACCTTTTACAAAAATTAAAATAATGGGAATAGAAGGATTATTTTTAACAATTTTCTTAGGAGCATTTGCATTCGTAATGGGATGGATGAAAGGATGTGAAGACGAGCAATCGAGAATTAGAGAAGCTTTCAGGTCAGAAGAATATGACTATGAAGGCTTCTTTAACGTTCTTGAAAAATACGAAGAGGAGAAGGAAGCGGC